CTCTCTGTCACCAACATCTTTTTGAGGTTTTATAGAAACCATAGCAAATGGTTTGAACCTAGAATGTGCTTGATTCATAATGAATTCAATGAACTTGAAACAATCAAATCTTGTTTCATCTTTATTAAATTCAAAGTAAAACAACAGCATATCTGTGACTATTTTTCTGTTTGCCTCCTTCTTTCCAGTGAACGGATTAACTCCTACAGTGTTTGTCTCGAAGAAATCATTGAACGTAGTTCGGAATCTGTGATAAATGTCGTCGATGCTCTCTAATCTCCTCATTTTTCTGTCTATTAATTTTTCGAATCCGAATTTGAATAGGTCTATATCTATATGTTTCAATCCGTCACTTTTGTCCAGACTCACATAAATGTCAGGGTGAACAAACTTGTCTTTCATGGCTATATTGTTACGGATGTCGGAGATCATCTTGCTATAATTATGATTGGATGAAGTTATGTTCAAAAAAGGTGTGGTGTATAAGTTGTTAAATTCCAAATAATCGATAACATCTTTGCTAGTATCTTGCAGCAGATTCATCGTCCCATTTTCAGAATTTGCCGAGTTTATTATGTCAGATATTCTGTTTCTTAACCAAAGCTCACAATTTCTCTTGGGGTAATTGGACAGATATTTCTTTATCAACGAAGGCAGCTTGCTGTAATTGCTCAGCGAAATGACATTGAAATACTTGAAGAAAGACAACATTTTGCTCACATTTTTTGAAATGTAAAAAAGACAGAAGAAAATATTGTAATATATGTCTGGAGAACTGAACATTCTCAAGTGGAAAGTATTAAAATAAAGCTTCGACTTGTATTCCAGTCTCTCTAAATTAGTAGTGTAAGAACGACTGATTGTGATCACGTTACTTTCAACCAGTGTCCCGGATTTCCCTCGATAGACAAACTCAGGATAATAACCAATCTTGTCCTTAAGTTCTTCGTACTTATCCCGGTTGAATACAAAGAAAAGACTATGCCTGCAATTCTGATTAGGGTTCGTCAGGACTGGACCTTTTCTGGTGACATATCCTATTCTTTTGAAGTTGTTAGTGGTAACAATATAAGGATTAGCGTCAGTCTTTGAAAAAGCAG